ACCTTGGAGCGCCTGGTAGCAGTAAATCCAGCGGCCTTGTTCCTCTACTCTCCCAGCCCTGGACGCAACGAGGGAACCTCTGGAAGCTTGTAGTTCCTCGCACCCGGTTACGCGAGAGTTGGCGCTCCTCCCTCAAGCTGGGTAGTCTGAGCTGGAAAGTTGGAACTTTTGAGACAAACATTTTTAAGAATGGTTCATGCCTCATCATTGACGAGCTCAGTCAATACCCACCTGGGTATGTTGACTATTGTCTCATTAAGGACACGAGTATCTCCAGCGTCGTGTTGATTGGCGATGTCACCCAGGGCAATTTCCATGAACCTAATGTTGACTCCACCATTAACGCTTTGGGCAATGAAGCTTTGTACTTTTCCACTCTGGCCGACAACTACCGTTACTGGAGCAATAGTATACCAAGAGCAGTCTCGAATGCCGTGGGTCTTCCCACTACGTCCAAGGTCGCCGGTTTTGTCAGGCTTTCCGTCAGACCCGATAAGCGCTATCCCATCGTCCTTGCTTCAGACGCCGAGCAGAAACTCTACGCCTCGCAGGAATTTGATGCTTACACTTTTGGCACTGTTCAGGGTCAGCGTTTCGAATCTCGGCCCGTTCAAATCGTCGTCTCCAACGCCACCGCTATGTGTGTTTCTCGTGGACATTTCGTGAGTGCCATGTGCCGTTCCAATGTCGGCGTCGTTTTCATCATGTCTGGTACTGCAACCGCTCGGCTTAGTTTGCAGTCCGACCCCTTGCTGGCCTCCATCTTCTCTGCCGCGCCAAGTCTCACTTACGCCGACATCTTTCATGAGGAGCTACGCGGTCTAGCTGTCATTCATCCTCCCACCAGTAATGTTCCCTCTGATGAGCGTCGTCCCGCCGTTGTCCCCACTGCTCCTCCTCTTCGCGATGTTGTCGTTTTCAGGGGTGGTCTCGAGCTGCCTATTGATCGTGCTCCCCCATCCTTGCAGGCACTTCTTGATCCCACACCGTCTGACTTGCCCGCTGGCATCGACCATCCAACCGATTTTGAACGCGGTCCTGTCACCTCCGGTTTTCATGAAGAGGAGTCTTTCCTTGTCTGCTCCTACGGTGAGTGTCCCACCCGTGAGGATAGGGAGCTTTATGATTTTCTGGATCAGTCTCAGCAGTTTGATGATGCACCCTGGTTTTTGGGCCCTGATGTCTCCAACTTGGAAGCGTTGTTTCCACGCCACCGTGCCAACGACAAGGTAACCATGCGACACACCGTTGAGAAGCGCCTGCGTTATGCCACTCCCGAACTCAACCAGAAGCGCTATAGCGCTCGCACCTTCGCTGGACCCATCCTCTTTGATGGTTGGTGCCGCACCACTGGCGTCGATCCTGATTTGATCCCGCCTTTCGATGAATCTCTTTACGCCTCCTGCATTTTTGAGAATGAGTTTACCAAGCTCACCAAGAAGACTCAAAACACTCTCGCCAACAACGCTGATCGTTCCGACGCTGACTGGCGCGAGACTTTCGTCCGCATCTTCATTAAAAGCCAGCTTAAAGTAAAAATGGAGACCCTCCTATCCCCCTTTAAGGCTGG